GGGCGCTGGTGTCGGCTTCCATGCTCAAATGGCCCGCCGGCGCGGAGGAAAAGAAGCCCGCGGCGCTGGCGGTGCTTGAAGCTCTGGGCATCGTCGCCCGCTAGGAGGAACCATGCTTACCGTGAATATGCGTTCGGCTTCGGAACTGACCAAAGCCGTGAACCTGCTGCCGGTGAAGCCGACCTATTTCGGCAGCATCGGCCTGTTTGAGGAAAAGGGCAGCCGCACCACGAGCGTGACCCTGGACGTGCGGCACGGCCGCTTTGTGCTGGTGCCCAACCGCGACCGCCGCGAAGGCGCGACGCCGCTTGCCGGACGCGGGAGCAAATGGAAAACGCAGACCTTCCAGACCGCGCACCTGCCGCTTTCGGACGTGCTCCTGCCTGACGACGTGCAGGATCTGCGCGCCTTCGGCACGGAGCAGCTTTCCACGGTCGACCGCGTCCTGAACGACAGGATGCAGGACTTGAAGGATTCCATCACGGCGACGCTGGAATACCATCGGACCGGGGCCGTGAAGGGCGTGATCTATGACGCCGGGGGCGATGTGCTGCTGAACCTGTTCGACGCCGCGGGCGTGGCGCAGCTCAAAAAGGCCATCACCCTGCCCACGGCGGAATCCGTCAAGGACAACCCGATCAAGAAAGCCATCTACGATGTGAAGCGCAACGCCAAGAAATACCTTTCCGGCTTCATGATCAAACGGTTCGAGTGCATGTGTTCGCCGGCCTTCTTTGACGGGCTGACCGGCCATGCCCTGGTGCGTGAGGCCTACGAGCGGTGGCAGGCGGTCCAGGACAGGTTCGGGGAAGACGACCGCAAGGGCTTCACCTACGGCGGTGTGACGTTCTGGGACTGCCCGGACGAGATCGGCGGCAAGCCCCTGGTTGAAGACGGCAAGGCGCATTTCTACCCCGTGGGATCTGGCCTGTTCAGTACGTTCTATGCCCCGGCCAACTGGAACGAGACAGTCAATACCATCGGCCTGCCGTTCTACGCCAAGACGGAACCGCGGCCTATGGGCAAGGGCTGGGACATGGAAGTACAGAGCAACCCTGTATGCATCTGCCACGTCCCGGGCGCCCTGGCCGAACTTTCGCTGGCCTGACCATGTACCTGACGCCTGAAGAACTGCTTTCCTTCCTGCCCGGGCAGTCGGTCATCGAGCTGACGAACGACGACCCGCGCGGGACGGAGCCGGACATGGGCAAGGTGGAGGAAGCCCTGCGTGCCGCCGGGGAACTGGTGGACGGGTATCTCCGGGGCCGTTACGAACTGCCGCTTGCCACGGTCCCCACGCTGCTTCGGGACGTGGTGCGGACCATAGCCCGCTTCAAACTGTACGAGCGCCGCCCGGAAAGCGACATGCCGGAAACGGTCATGGAAACATACAGGGCCGCGGTGAAGACGCTGGAACAGATACGCAGCGGGCGGATCACCCTGGGGGTGGCGGCTACGGCCGAAGTCCTGCCGGAACGCGGGGAACATCGCATGAGCGCGCCGAAGGCCTTTTTTTCAGACGCCATGCGCAAAGCGTATGAGAGGTCATGATGGCGACGACCAATGAGATGCTTGAGGCCATACGGTCCCGGCTGGCGGAGCTGCCGCTTTCGGCCGAGTTCTGGCCGGAAGAAGAAAGGGAATACCGCCTGAACCATCCCGTGGGCGCGGCTCTTGTGGGCTATGCCGGGGCGACGTACGGGCCTTCGCGGGACATGTTCGCGGTGATCCAGGAGCGGGAGATCAGCCTTTCGGTCATCCTGGTGTTCCGGCAGCTGAACGGCCGGGACGGGGCCGTGGACATGGTCGACCGTATCCGGAGGCTGCTGACGGGTTTCCGCCCGCCGGACTGCGGCAAACTGCACATGCGGTCCGAACGCTTCGCCGGACAGGCGTCCCGGCTGTGGTGGTACGAGTTGACCCTGACCTGTACCGGGATGCTGGTGGAGGCGATGGAGATGGAAGACGAACCGAAACTGGCGGACGTCGGTTTCAAGGGAGAAATATCATGATCTACAAATTTTGCGGGCGTCTGACGACCGGGGCGACCCTGGAGCTTGCCGGCGGAGGGCGGCGCGAAGTGCTGCTTTATCCCGGCCGTACCTGCGACCTGCCGGAAGAGCACCCCTGGGTACAGCGTATGGTCAAGCGGGGCTACCTGGCTCCCATGCCGGGCCATCCGGCCCAAACGGAAACGGCGATGCCCCCCGCCGAGAAGGAGAACGCATAATGGCCGCGAATTTTCTGCATGGCGTGGAAACGATCGAGGTCAAAAACGGCGGTGTGCCGATCACCGTCGTCAAGTCCGCCGTTGTCGGGCTGGTGGGGATCGCGCCCGCCGGCCCCGTCAACGAGCCGGTCCAGATTCTTTCCTCGAGTGACGCCGCCCAGTTCGGCTCCGCGCTTTCGGGCTTCACCATCCCCCAGGCGCTGGACGCCATTTTCGACCACGGAGCGGGCACGGTGATCGTCGTCAACGTCCTTGACCCTGCTGTGCATTGCGAACAGGCAACGGACGAGGTGCTGGAGTTCGTCGCCGTGAACGGACGGGCGAACCTTGCCCATGTCGCCGTGCGCGAGCTGGTGCTGAAGGATGAAAACGGAGAGACCACCTATGCGGAAGGCGAGGACTACACGCTTTCGGCCACGTCCGGGCTGGTGACACGCCTGGCTTCCGGGGGGATCCCGGCGGGCGGCAAGGTGAAGGCGACTTACAAATACGCCGATCCATCCAAGGTCAAGGCGGGGGACATTATCGGCGGTATTGACGAAGACGGGGACCGCACGGGCTTTGCCCTGCTGGAAAGCTGTTACCAGCTTTTCGGTTATGACCCCAAGATCCTGATCGCGCCGGGTTACTGCACGCAGCTTTCCGTGGCGTCCGAGATGGTGGCCCAGGCGGAGAAGCTCCAGGCAATGGCGCTCATCGATGCGCCTGTGGGCGCCACCTTTGACGAGGCCGTCACCGGACGCGGTCCCGCGGGCACGATCAATTTTTCCTTTGCCAGCCAGCGGACGGTGCTCTGCTTCCCGCACCTGAAGGTGTACAGCGCGGAACTGGATGCCGACGTCCTGGAGCCGTTTTCCCAGCGTCTTGCCGGCGTCATGTGCGTGACGGACAACAATGAAGGCTACTGGAAAAGCCCCAGCAACGAGGCCATCCAGGGCATCACGGGCGCGGAGCTTTCCCTGACCGCCAAGATCGACGACGCGCAAAGCCAGGTCAACCTGTTGAACGAAAAGGGCATCCTGACCGTGTTCAATTCCTATGGCTCCGGCTGGAAGGTCTGGGGCAACCGTTCCAGCGCCTGGCCGACGGAGACGGACTGGGAGACCTTCATCTGCGTTCGCAGGACCAAGGATATCATCGACGAAAGCATCCGCTACTCTTCGGCACAGTTCATGGACCGGCCCATCGACAAGGCGCTCATCGACACGATCCTGGAGAGCGTGAACCAGTTTTTCCGCAAGCTCCAGGGCGACGGGGCCATCATGGGCGGCCTGGCCTGGTTCGACCAGGCACGCAATCCGGATACGAAGATCAAGGCCGGGCACCTGCTGATTCAGTACAAGTTTACTCCCAAGCCCCCGCTGGAACGCCTGACCTATGAAAGCGAACTGACCGGGGAATATCTTGTTTCCCTGAGTGGCGGCGAATAAGGAGGCATCATGAGCGGCATACAGACTGCGCAGGTAGTCAATGCGACCATCTACCTGAACGGAAAAACCCTGCTGGGACGGGCTGCTGAAGTGAAGCTGCCGGAGATCACGGCGGCCATGAAAGAACACAGCGCCCTGGGCATGGTGGGCAAGTTCGAACTGCCCGCGGGTTTTGAGAAAATGGAAGGCGAGATCGTCTGGAACTCTTTCTATGCGGACGTGCTGAAGTCCCAGGCGGATATCTTCACGGCGTATTCCCTTCAGTGCCGCTCTTCCTGGGAATTGTGGAGCAGCCAGGGACGCGACAGGGAGGCCCCGCTGGTCACCTTCCTGACCGTACAGTTCAAGTCGTTCCCCTTAGGCGAGTTCAAGCAGCACGAGGGCGTTTCCCTGACCACAAAGTTTTCCTGCACCTACGTCAAGCAGGTCCTCGACGGTCAGGACATTCTGGAGCTGGACGTGCTGGCGAACATCTACAAGGCGGGTGGAAGGGATCTCCTTTCCAATTACCGCGTCAACATCGGAGGCTAGATCATGAGCGAAGTCAAGGAACAGCCCCAAGAGGCCGTCAAGGATGAACATACCTACACCCTGCTTTTCCCCTACACCATGACGGACGGGCGGGAGCTGAAGGAAATCAACCTGCGTCCCCGCCTTACGGCCCGCGACATCCGGGAAGCTAACCGCCGGACGAAAAAGGCGGAAGATTACGAGATATCGGGCGTTGCGGTCATGTGCGACATGCTCGAAGACGACCTGCTGGACATGGATGCCCGCGATTATCTGGCCCTGCGTGATCGCTTCTTTCGCCTCGTCGGTGTCACGGGCGACGTTTCGGAGCGGTAACGCCATGCTTGCCCGCTGGTGGCGCTGGTCGCTGCGGGACATTGACGACCTCACGATGGAAGAATGGCGGGAAGCGGTGGAAGACGCCGCTTCCCAGATCGAAGCCTATAACGACAGCCTGAAGAAGTGACCATGCCGCGAGAGCTTTCCCTAGCCGTCAATATCAGCGCCCGCCTGGCGTCGTCCTTCCGGTCCGCCGTGGACGCCGCCCGTGCGGGTTTTCGCGGCATGCATGCCGACGCGCGGCAACAGGCGGCAGCCGTGCGGGCCGGAGCGGCCGCGACCGGGGAGTTTGCCCGTTCTTCCGCTCTGGCCCGGCAGGCCGCGGCCACGGCAGGTTCTGCGGCTGCGGGTTCCTTTGGTCAGGCCGGTGCCGCGGCCGGTAACGCCGGCGGGCAGGTCAGCAAACTTTCCGGGCAGGTGGCCGCGCTTCCCGGCGTGGCGCGGGAGTTCGACAAGGCATTTTCCTACGCGGCGGGTGCCGCGGAAAACGCATTGAAAGGCACGGGCGCGGCCTCTGATCTCCTGGCAAAAAAGCAGAAGGCGCTTCATGACTATCTGAAGCGCACGAATATCGAAGCCGGGAACCGGTCCCGGGCGGAAGCTGCCATGCGAGCCCTGGCGCTTCGGCAAGTGGAGCTCAGACGCAACGAGGAAGCACTTGCCCGCGCGATGGATCGCAGCAATGCCGTTGCCGAAAAGCGCAGCCGCCTTTATGCCGATGTGGGCAAGCTGACCGTGTCCGGAGCGGC